TTCTTTTAGAGTAGGCAAACAATCGCTCTCGACCGGCGCCGGAAACTTATTTTCTGTTAATGAAATGGGTTATTATTACCATCCGGGCCCCTCCGACGACCCCGCAGCCCCGGGTACTCTGGGAGTCAAACCCAGTCTCGACGCAAATCTAATTATCGCAGCTGCTCTAAAAAGTGGTATAAGTTGGCCCACAGCGGATTTGATGCCACAATATCCACAACTTTTAAAACATCTTACTAATACAACAGATCGATTCTTTTATAAACATCTCGCAACAAATCTAGTTGAGGACTTAAAGGACACGCCAGAATTTAGACTTATGTATAACCATTTATTTCCGCAAGATCGTTATATGGCCATGGCCTTTCTATATGCCGGCGAGGGCTTAAGCAAATTTATACCAGAACCGACTGATGTTTTGGACGAAACCAAAAGATCTATTTTAAGAGTTGTGGATACTTTAGCCCATTCAGGCGATTATACACATCCTACGTCCGAAGAACATTTTGAACTTGTGCTTGGCGATTTAATGTCAGGACCTCAGTCTGATACTAGAGGTAAAAATCCTAGTCTCACAAAACAAATTTTGGAGATTATTCTTAAAACACCACTTTATATTTTAAAGGGCTTTGTAGAAATTACAGATCCGGCGATCATGATAGCAAAAGCTATTATTGATATTGCTAATGCTATTCATCAAATGGTTTTCGCAGCTATTGAAATGGGCCTAATGATAGCAAAAACAACAATGCAAATGAGTATTGGAATAGCCAAAGTTGCTATGATAAATTTACAGGTTAATGTTGAAATGGCATTTAGTATTCTTAAAAGCGTAAAAATGACCTTCCCAGAAGAATTGCGTCCATTTATAATCATATGTTCAAATAATGATGATGATGGTTGTGAGAAAGGAAATATCGAGACCGTCACCGGCGGTCCGGGCACTGTTGTCCCCGGCCGTATAGAAAGTTGGAAGCTTTTCTTAGATGAAGCTATGTTTGAAGAAGGCGGCGATCAAGAAGCCTTGATTAAAGAACTTACGACCCCGCCCGTGCCCCCCGAGGGCTTCGACGGCGAACCGCCACCAGCGCGCCTGCCTGCAGACGTCTGGGAAAATTTTAAAGAACAATTTAAGACAGCTAACGGAGTATTCGAAGATTTTAAAACGGCAAAGGAAAAGCTTCAAGGCCTTGAGGATGCTTATTTAGCATTTGACAAAGAAGTTGTTAAAACGATTGCTGAGGCGAAAGCAAAGATGGCGGGTGTTTTAACTTCACCTTACTTATTGCCCGGCTTATGGGCAGCAATGATCCCCTCTATGACACCGCTTTTGGGCGGTCTTATGCCACCTCCATTTCCTGGTGGCCCTCCAAGCACAATACCTGGCATGATATATCTTCTTTTATTATTTCTTGATGACTATGAACAAATGGCGGCGGATTTAGCAGAAGAAGATCAGGGTGAAGGCGAATTTAATTGCGACGACTATTTATAAACACATAATAAGAACATTATAAAATTATTTTTTGGAGGATGTTAAATGGATGGAATAGGACTACAGTTACCACTAAACAGATCTGTTTCTACTGGCGTTTTCTCTTTAATCACTTCTTACCAAGAAGAAGCAAAACAAAATTTTAAAAATTTATTGTTAACTTCCCCAGGCGAGAGGATGATGAATCCTGATTTTGGGGTAGGCCTTAGAACATTTTTATTTGAACCACGCGCCTCCGCGGCTCCTGCTATCAGGCAAAGAATAACGGGACAAGTTAGAAAATATATGCCTTTTCTACAGATTAACAAAATTAGGTTTGATTCTGGAAAAAATTTATCAGAACCTGATTATCTTGATTCACCTGTATTGTCAATTCATATTGATTATTCAATACCGGGTTTAAATTTGGATACGACATTAATTTTGCAAAATGAGGAAACTAATTAATTATGTCCAAAAAAGATAAAAAAATAATAAGATATACTGATAGAGAATTTAATTCTATTAAGGAAAGTTTGGTTGATTATGCTCGTAGATATTATCCAACAGTCCACAAAGATTTTTCCGAAGCCTCCTTCGGCTCTATGTTATTCGATACCATCGCTTACACTGGTGATGTTTTATCATTTTATCTAGATTATCAAGCAAACGAGTCTTTTTTAGATACAGCGATAGAATATAATAATATTCTTAGACTTGGTGAACAAGTTGGTTATAAACAACCATTGAGAGCAAATTCGTTTGGATTAGTATCCTTATACATTTTAGTACCAATTGCTAGTGATTCTTCTTTACCGGATAGCGATTATTTACCTGTTTTGGCTAAAAATAGTAAATTTTCTACTAACGCAGGTCAAATATTTACATTAATCGATGATGTAGATTTTGGGAACCCAGATAACGAAATTGTCGCCGCAACGTCGGATACTGCTGGTGTTCCAACCTCATATGCTATTAAAGCATATGGTCGCGTAATATCGGGTGAACTTAACGAAGAATTTGTTAATGTTGATAGTTTTACAAGATTTTTAACTATACCTATTTCAGATCCTAACATATCTGAAATAGTTTCTTTAACTGATACAGAAGGCCATGAATACTTTGAAGTTGATTACCTTTCACAAGATACAGTTTTTAGATCAATTATTAATAAAGATCCCGAAACCAGACAATATGCTCCGAATGTTATTGTCGCGACTTCTGTACCTCGCCGGTTTACTACTTTTAACAGAAATGGACAAATATTTATTAAATTTGGATATGGTTCTGAATCTTCCTTAAAAACTAATAGTGTAACACATCCTTCAAATATAGTTTTAAAACTCCATGGCAAAAACTATGAAAAAGATTTATCTTTTGACCCTTCTAAGTTATTAGAAACAGATAAATTTGGTATTGCGCCTGCGAATACAACATTACGTATTACTTATCGTACCAATACCAGCGATAATGTTAATGTGACATCAAGAGGGCTAACTAGCGTAACAGATCCAATACTTGTTTTTAAGAGTGTCGCAACAAATAATGGTAAAATTAATTTTGTTAGAGAGAACTTAGAAGTTGTTAATGAACTTCCAATATTGGGAGATGTAAGCTTACCAACTATTTCTGAACTGAAACAAAGAGTAAACGATACTTTTTCATCACAGAATAGAGCTGTCACAGCAGATGATTACGAAGCTTTGGTATATCGAATGCCGACTAAATTTGGAAGGATTAAAAGAGCTAAAATTTTAAGAGATCATGATTCATTTAAGAGAAATCTTAATTTATATCTTTTGTCAGAAGACGCAGATGGTAAATTAATAACCACAAACCAAGTTTTGAAAAATAATACTAAAGTTTGGCTGAATCGCCATAAAATGATAAATGACACTATTGATATTTTAGATCCTAAAATAATTAATATTAGAATTAATTTTGTGGCTGTTGTCGATTATTCTGAAGATAAGTTCGAGGCATTAATGATAGCTATAAGAGAAATACAAGATATATTTAAAGAACAATTAGATATAGGTCAACCAATTTACATTACGAAAATTTATGATAGATTAAACAACTTAGATGAAATTGTTGATGTGACTAGTGTAAAAATTACTAATCAAAGCGGCGGCTTGTATTCTGATGAGACATTAAATATTAATCAATATATTTCTGCTGATGGTAGAATTTTATATGCGCCAAATAATGTTGTTTACGAACTAAAATATCCTAACAATGATATTAAGGGAACAATTAAATAATGAGTATAAAAAGGTATATTGCGACCAAAGATAATACGATAACTAATGCTTATGGCATCGCTCTCGCAGAACGCTCCCGTGCTACTGGTTCCAACATGGGCGCCGCAGATATACTTGAAACTTTTTCAATTTATGGTCAAAATACAACCAGTTCTGCGGAATTATCGCGCATATTAATACAGTTTCCAGTTGATACTATATCTTCTGATAGAACAGCTGGAACTATACCAGCTTCTGGAAGCACCAAATTCTTCTTAAAAATGTCGAACGCAAGACATTCAGAACAGGTACCAAGAGATTTTACTTTAAGCGTCCAGGCAGTATCTCAATCATGGCAAGAAGGCTATGGTTTGGATATGGATACATATGTCGATAAAACAAAAGATAGTATCGACGGCTCAAACTGGACAAATGCTAGTAGTAATATTACCAAAGCTACTGCAACGGTTACTGCTCTTAGCAAAACAGCTGGTCAAGCTAATACAAGAAAGCTCTTAATTACTGATATTGCAGGAAATTCTGTAAATTTTACGATTGATAATTCTATTTCTACTTCCACAGCAACGAATATAGCATTCAGCAATGCGAACAGTAACGCTAATCAATTTGGAACTAATATAGCGGCTGCTATTAACGCAGCTAATACAGCCGGTACTTTAAACGTAACCTCATCGGTTTCGTCTGCAACTGTGACTCTTACACAAACTGTTTCAGGCTTCGCGGGCAACGAGGTGGCAAACATATCCGGAACAGCTGTCACGGATAGTGTTGTCACTATAGTAAATCAATTTACTGGCGGAGACGGTCCTTGGGTTACTGTTGGCGGCGATTATCATTCTTCAGCATACGTTCCTGCAGAAACTATGCCAAATTATACTCATTCTTTCTCTTCGGGCACCGAAGATATGGAATTAGATGTTACTGCTGCTGTAGAGGAGTGGATAGCAGGAACACAGACAAATAATGGCTTTGGTGTCTTTCTATCACCAGGTTATGAAGCCTATACAACTGCTTCAGATGGCAGTATACTGCTTAATACTAGTGGACAAAGAACTAGTTTTTATACAAAGAGATTTTTTTCCAGAACAAGCGAATATTTTTTCCGTAGACCTTATATCGAAGCTCGTTGGGACTCAAGAGTAAGAGATGACAGGGGAAATTTTTATTATAGCAGTTCTCTGGCACCAGCATCTGATAATTTGAACACTATATACCTTTATAATTATGTTCGAGGACAGCTTAGAAATATCCCTGCAATCGGAACAGGCAAAATTTATGTTACTATTTATTCCGGCTCGGCTAACAATACAGCTCCTTCTACGGAAAAACTAGCGCTAAGTATAGGTGGCGACGTGGTGGCCGCAGGAAACTTTAATGTAACAGGAGGTTATGTATCAACAGGAATTTATTCTGCTTCTTTCGCTTTTACCGGAGCTACTGCACTAAAAACCATATATGACGTATGGCACAATTATGAATCCAGTATAGAATATTCCACAGGCTCAATTGTACCAAGATCTCTAGTTTCTCCAGGATGGGATCAATATCAACAATATACAACAAAGATCACTAATTTAAAGCCTTCGTACAGCAAAGAAGAACTAGCTAGATTTAGGGTAGCAATACGTCCACGTAATTATAGTCCAACAATATACAATGTTGCTAGCTCGCAAATGGAGATGGCTATTATCCCGAGCGCTTCTTACGAAGTACTTCGACTAGCGGATCATTCTACTGTAGTTAACAATTCTACTGGAAGTTCGACAAGACATACTTATTTATCATACGATAACTCTGGAAGTTATTTTGATTTTGACATGTCCATCCTTCGGCCCGGCTATATGTACGGTTTTAAATTTATTTATCATATTTCTGATAATTGGAGAGAACAAGAAGAAATACATAAATTTAGAGTTGAAGAGAATTAACATGAGTTGGGTTTAATTTATGGGTATTAAAGACTTATTTAACAAAGGGCATTCACTAAAATTTCTTAAGAACAAAACTCAAGATAGTATTAGAGAGGATGTTGAGTCAGCGCGTTATATTGAAGCTTATTCAAAGAAACGAAATCGTTTTTTTCCTGATGTTGATTTCACAACTGCTTCAAATTTCGCTCGCTTTGGTTTAGCTGAAGAATATTATGATACAGCAATAAAAAGGATATATCAGACTTATCCATATGATGGATCTCAAGCAGAAAAAATTGAATGGGAAAATGAAAGTACATATTTAGATCTTTTTCTGTTTGAAAATGAATATCCCAGAACAAACGGATTTATTACTCTTAATACTACTAGCACATATACCGCTACGGCTGAATCGTCTATATACAGTAGCAGTGCCCCGCAGTATGTTCTTGTTAGGGGTGGCCCAAACACAGACCCAGGCGGGGATTATAAAAGTGAACTTTCTGCTGGTTCTTCTAGGGCTGGTATTTCTAAGGCAAATATATATGATACAGCTAGCCGAAGAACTAATAACCTAGAAATTGATACAAGCAAGGGTACCACTGTTGAATTTTGGATGAAAAAAGATGCCTGGGTTTCTGGTAATAAAGACGAGTTTATTTTTCATAATATGGCTCTTGATTCTTCTGGGACTGATGGCTACGGTGCATTTTATCTTTATTTAAATGGCCAGAGTTCTTCAACTAAAAAAAATCTATATTTAGGAATAGTTTCTGGGTCAACCACTTCTATAGAAAGCTCTTTTAACACAGGCTTAACTGATATTGCTGACAGCACGTGGCATCACTATGCTGTAACCGCTAAAGGCGAGACTGCAAAATTATAT